CTGTTCCAACGCTGAACAATCAGGTTTACCCGTGGCTGGATAACAACGGCAACTGGTGGGTTTTTCAGGGAGGTTATTGGGCGAGACAAAACCCTGTTGCCGCCGGTGGAAGCGAGCGTCGCATCTTTGTTGGAACAAGTGTCGATGTCCTTTCATACGACGGCGGCGATGGGACGGTTTACTCTGGCAATCCTTACGCCGGTTCAATGTGGGCTATCGACACCGCATTCGAAGCTCGATTCCCGGTTGGAGCTGGCACGTTTGCGGCGAGTGGAGTTGTTAGCGTCAATGGAACGACCACCTCGACCGCTGTTGCCGGTGAGGACAAGCATACGCTTGTTACATCGGAAATGCCGTCGCATACGCACCAGATTCTCGACCAGTACATTAACCTCGCCCAGCGCGGATCGGCTGACACGAGTTTGTTCAGCGCAACGAACCGTACAGAAGGCGTGGCCAACCTGTTGCCGACGACCTCGGTTGGTGGCGATGCGGCCCACAACAATCTTCCGCCGTTTTACGGTGTTTACTTTATCAAGCGAACTGGTCGAGTCTACTACACCAAATGAAGCTGATCGTCCAAGATATTAGGTCCACGATTGCTCGGGCTATCGGCGTCTGCGTCGATGACGCTCGCGTTTACGAGTACATCAATCAGGCGTGTCGAAGGCTTCTGCACAAGGGTCTTTGGGCTGGATCTTACGGACGCTTCACAGTTACAACTGTTGACGGATGCATCACTTGGCCGCGAGCGATTGAAACCATCGAGGCGGTGGCGGATTGCTGCGGCACAGGGTCTGTAAGGAATCAATGGTATGAGTTCCAAGAAACCGGATTCGGACTGCTCGGAAGCTGCAACCCGTGCGCGGGAAAACAGCTTGTTGATCGTGGTACTGTCGTTTCATACCGCGATATGTCTGGGGGCATCAATAGTTACATTCGAGTTTATCCTGGCGATGCTTCAGACAATGGGAAAACGATAACGCTCCAAGGCTACGACGCGAACGGGCAATGGATTCGCACCCAATCCGGTGGCGTGTGGATTGACGGCGAAAAGCTGACGCTCGCGTTGCCGTATGTTCAGTCTTCCAAGAAATTTACCGCACTGACCGGCGTTATTAGGGAAGCAACAAATACCGCATCGCGGCTCTACGAGTACAACCAGACAATTTTTGCCGAGTTGGATCTGGCAGTTTACGACCCTGATGAAACTTTGCCGCAGTATCGTCGGAGCCTCTGGACTGGTCGAAACAGCGATTGCTGCACTCAGACTGTCACGGTCATCGGCAAGATGCGTCATATCAACGCGACGAGCGTGAATGACTACCTCATCCCCCCGTGTCCCGATGCTATCAAGCTGATGGTTATGGCCATTCGCAAGGAGGAGAACGATTTGATTCAGGAAGCAGTGGCCTACGAAGCTAAAGCGGTTCAAGCTGTGCAGGAGCAGACGATGCAGTATCTGGGTGACGCAGTCGCGACGATACGCATGGTAGGCGTCGGATTGAACGGCGGAGGGTTTTCGCAATGGTTCTGAACCAAAAGGATAATTTATGGCAATAGGTGCAGCAATTCTTGGTGGAGCAGGAATCTCCGCTGTCGGCAGTTTGCTTGGTGGGCTTTTCGGCGGACGTAAGCCGAAGGTTCCTGAGCTGAAGCCGATTAACTTTGAGCAGGAACAGACCAACGCTATCCGGCAAAACATTGCCGCGCTTGAGCCTGCCACCAAGTTGGCCGAGAAGACCACATCCGCAGAACAGTCATTGCTCGAAACTCAGCTTCGCCGTGCGATTCCAGGCTATGACCAGATCGTTCAGCAGGCTGGGCAGAATATCGGCGCAGCCTTGCGCGGTGAGCTTTCGCCCGAGGTTTCCGCTCAGGTTCAACGTTCGACTGCTGGGCGCGCTCTTTCTGGTGGATTTGGAGCCGGTTCTGGATTTGGACGTTCGCTTACCGCTCGCGATCTTGGTCTGACATCCATGCAGATCCAGAATCAAGGTCTTGCCCAGGCTCAGAACTTCATCCAGCAGCAGCGGACATTTGGCATGGCTCAACCGTTCTCGGTGAGCAGCATGTTCATCACACCCGCTCAACGGATCGGCGCGATTCAAGAACAGCAGTCCAGAATGTACGGGCGTGATTTGACCGCCGCTCAGGTTGCTGCCGCTCCGTCTCCGATGCAGCAGGCGGCGCAGACTGCGTTCACCAACTTTGGCGGTGTTGCCGGTGGCGCGCTGTCGCAGTACGGTCTTTCCAACGCATTGATGTCTGACTACTCCAACATAATGCGCCAAACGCCTCAAATCGATGTTCCGAATCTGATGGCTCCGCCGCCTTCAATGTCCGCTCCTAGTGTCAGATTCGGACCTTAAAAGATCATTCTATGGCCGACCAATCTCTTCAAGCATTTCAGCTAGGTGCAAACCTGTTCGACCGCGCACAAACACAGGCGCGGATGATGGAGCAGTTTCAGCAGCAGACGGCTGATCAGATCATGCGCCAGCGTCAGGCGGATCTTCAGAATAAGATTCAGACCTTTGAGCTGGGTCGTGCCATGAAGAATCAAGAGGACGAGCTTGCTGACGCTGACAACATGGCGTCTAACGTGCAGGCTGTTGATGAGTTCTTCGTCAATCCGAACGCTCCATTTCCTACCTTCAAACCCGTCAGGTCGGCCAAGAACATTGGCATTCTGAATCAGTATCGTCAGCAGCTTGATGACTTTTCGACTCGCCGCCGATTGATGAATGGAGCGCAGCAAACTCAGCAAATTGTTGGAAAACAACTTGCCGATGCTATCGAGTTCGCAAATTTGAACGGTCTTCACGACGTTGTTTGGCAAAACAACAGTGGACTCAATGAGTACGGTCAAATTGACCTGAACAAATCAAAGACAATTCTTGATGCTGTTACGCCTCGCATGTCCGAGAAGGCAGCTCAACAAGCGGGTCTTGCGACGGCAGCAAAAATTTCATCTGCTTCAACTAGTGGGCCAGAAGCTATCGACTTGATGGTTGCTGCCGGTAAAATGACACCTCAAGAAGGGGAGATAGCTAAGGCTGCTTCCGCCAGCAAGCAAGCCTCCAAGTCTCCGCTGACTGCTGCATTGGCCGACTGGCAGCGAGCTTCTGATGACGAGAAGGACGCCAAGTTCCAAATTCTGAAAGCTGCGGCAGCTAAGAGTGGTCAGGACATTATCGTCGGTCCTTCTGGAGAATTTGAGTTCAGGAAGGCGATTCCGCAGCAAGTTCAGACCCAATTGTTCAATGGAATCAAATCTGCCAATACGGCCATTGATCTGATTGAAAGCATCAAGCCGTCAGATGTGGACAAAGCGTTTAGCGTTGGTGGCGCTTTGAGAAGTGTCGGCCAAAAAATCCCGCTTGTGCCGAAATTTGGAGGCGGACTGAATCCTGAGCAAATCAGGATCAGCCAACAGCTCGGATCTTTAACTCCGCTTGTTGCCCGTGGTCTGCTATCTGAACAGGGTCGTCTTACCGATGCAGACGCAAGAAGGGCTGAAGAGTTAATTAAGACCAGCTATCTCACCTCAAGCCCAGAGCAAGTTAAGCAAAGCTTGGGCGATCTTAAATCACTGTTCCAAAACGCGAAAGACCGCATGAAGTCGCCGTTTGGAATTATTGGAGAACAAGAGGTTCTAAAAGTTGACACTAGGCAGCAAGAACCAGGAGGGCAGACCCAGTCCCAAGTTCAAGTTACGGATGTTTTTTCGGCGATGAAGCAGCCTCCTGTTTTCAATTCGGTTGAAGAGGCTGAAAGAACGGTTCCATCTGGAACCAAGTACAAGGTCGGAAACAAGTTCTACCGAAAGCAATAACATGCCATCTACGGAAATTACTGAGGAAGAGTTTTACGCCGAAGAGCAACCCGCTCAACCGGCTACAGCGCAACCTGCTCAGGAAATGTCTGCGATGTCTGCCCAGTATCAGGCTCCGCAACGGACTGGAGCTGATCCTTACGCGAGCATGTTTCAAGCTGGTTCTCCGCAGCAGCTTCAAGCGGCTGTTAATGACGCTGGAAAGATCGGAGAACAGAAGGCTGTTCAAGGGGAGTCTGGACAGTATGTGACGCCGTATTTTCAGCGCCCCGGCGTGATGGCAGCTCCTCCTAGTGTTGCAACTTCGGAAGAGGAAAAGAAAAGAGCGGCTGAACAGTTGGCAATTTCAGCCGGATTGGTTGGCAGTGCCATTGCTCCTGCATTTTTGCCAGAGGCTTTAACTGCCGCTGCAACAACGGGAACGCTAGGAACAAGGTTGCTTGCCGGTGGAGCTGTAGGTGGAACAGCGGGAGCAACGGCTGGAGCGTTTCAAGCTATCCCAGAACTACTTCGAGGGGAGTATGGTGAGGCGGCAAAAACTGGATTAAGAGAAACTGCTGTAGGAGCAATCGGTGGCCCACTTCTTACTGAAACTGGAAGAGCGTTAGTAAAACCAGCAATCGCTGCAAAAGAATTTCTCACTGGAGAAGGATTCAAAGGTGCGATGGCGACATTCTTCCGGCCAAGATATTCGCCGAGAGTTGGTTCGCTAGAGACTACTCAGCTTCGCGACATCATTGAATCTTCTACCGGCGTAAGAGTTCCACTTGGTGTTGCCGAGGCAATTGGCGAGCCGGGGCTTGCTGAGGCAATCAAGAACGCCCCAGTTGGTGCAGAGGTGACGCCTCAACACATGGAAAGCCTTAAGAGGCTGATCGTCCTGAATGCCACCGATCTTGGCGGAAAGAACACTGGAATCACAACCGACGATCTGGCAAAGAGTGCTGTCGATATTTTGAGGAGGCGACTTGGTGCAGTTTCAAAGCCTTACGAAGACGCAATTGGAACGCTTTCGGCGCAGTTGAAGCCTTCAATCGACAAAGGTTTGATCGATGTTCAGAACTCGGCCAATGCGCTGATTCCAGGCACTGCCGCAACACCTTCGTTTCTTGGAAACAAGTTTCGAGAACTTCAACAGGCTGGATACGATTTCTTCAAGCAAACCGACACTAAGAATTTCAATACGCTGCGAAATAATCCTGCGTATCAAAAGCTGATCGTAAAAACGCCAAGCATGTCTGAGTGGGCCAACAACATCGACGCTCAGGCGGTTCAGATGTTTAAGGGAACACCTGAGCAAGCTGGTGGACTTGTAGATCAGTTTGGATTTCAGGTTCCGACAGATGAAGTTTTGGCCACTCGTGGAATCCCATCAACCTATCCCAAAGGTACGCGAGAGTTTGTTGCTGCCATCGGCAATATGACTGAAGATCAATCGCTTGATACGCTGCGTCGATACCGCACCCAGATCGGAGATTCAATCGGAAAGACTGACATTCTTCCCGGTCTTTCAGACAGGTCTAAGATCGAACTTTACGGAGCAATCACTCGCGATATCGACAATGGAATTCAAAATCTTCCAACCGGAACACTTCGAAGCCAAATTGATTTGGCTAACAAGTTCCACCGCGAAAACGTAGACAAATTTGTTGGTCGTCAGATCCAGTCGCTGATCAAAGATGTCGGCGCAGAAGGTGGTGCCGGGCCTGCTTCAATCGCCAGCAAATTAGAGTCTGCCGATGCTCCGACTTTTCTGGAGTCAATCAAGAGTGCGGCTCGACCGGAAGACGCTGCGGCAATCGATTCTACCGCGAAAGAATATCTGTTC